TACTGTGTTGTTGAAGACCCATAATAATATGTTAAAATATAGTTGTTTTCACTTAAAATTGCAACTTTTAATATAGTTGTATAAGTTGATAAGCTTGAGAATGAACCAACAGTAATACCTGAAGTTGTAACACGTAATACTTGTGAGCCTGAATAAATACTGGTATCATAACCTTTTGCAATTAGTAAAACCCTCCAAGCAGTACCATCATATGATAACAAATTAAATTCTGGATATACCAAACCAGTGCCTAAACAACTGACTGCCGAACCTACAACACTCATAGTACTACCAGTTATCTTCAACAAACAAACATATGACACTGCTGTACCACTGCTGCCTGTAGTGTAGTATACTAATACAAGTTCTTCTGACAATTTAAATATTTTTATAAAATTTGCTACTGCTGCATTTATCACAAATGCAGTACCAGTCTGCTTAATTCCGTCTACATCTGATATTTCATACAATCTTGCTTCTGGATATCCTGAAGAATTAGCAAATACAGTTAGTATTTTTGCTCCACCCTGTACCACAGCATTTCCAACATAAGAATTAGAACTGTTTCTTGTAAAATTTAAAACTGTAGTCATTGTGTCTAAAGATCGTGGTAGCTCATATAATTTATTGTCTACCATAGACACTAAATCACCGCTTGATAATGTTTCCCCAGCTTCAGCTAAAATTGCAGATGCAACAGTTACAGGTTTATTCGATATTATTCCCATTATTTTATACCTCCTGAATTCCATAACAAGTTGAAGTCACGTCATTTCCAGCATCCTGTGTCATTCGTAATGTTTCATCTTCTGCCAAGATTACAGGAGTATTATTTAGCTGTAATAACATACTTCCCCCATTAGGGTCTAATGTCCACTGGAAGAGCATATTTTCCGCTGATGCTCCTGTGCCATGTGCATATATTTTTACGGTTCTTGTGCTTGAACCTGTATTAACCAGCCATATACTTGTTACTTCGGTTACTCCACCTGTAACGCCTGTAACCAGTGTAGTTACAAAAGTATTTAAGGTTGCTTGTCCTAATTTCTTTGCTGTTACCATTTTATATTCCTCCGTTCCTTAATTTCCGCAGCATTGCAGCAGATATATCAAATGAATTAATATAGTCAGCTAGTTTTTGTACATCAGACACACTAGAATCAAGGTTTTTATTGAATCCTACTGTACTTAATATAATCATATTTGCATCATGATTACTGGGATGCGTTGCCTTAATTACTCCGTTTTCATCAACAGAAATTATGTTGTCAGCATCAGTTGAATTGATAACACCACCTAATGTCTCACTGTCTGCGGTGGGCAAAGTATATACATTAGTTTCCACACCATTAATAACTAAATTACCTTCACCATCCCCTGAAATACTGTCTATTAATTCTGAACAATCAAAAATACCCTGCTCTATTTTATTTAAGTTGTTAGCATTGATAGCCGCACCAGAACCATTTGTCCAGTTTGTTACAGTGTAAATTGCCATATTTCAACCTACCCCCTTCCAATCTTGTCTACACGCCTAAAACTGATTTCTTCGCTATTTGTCTTAACCTTGCTCCAAAGTATCCTTGAAATTAATGTTCCAGTATCTGCCGAAGCTGTTGCTGTACTCCCACCAAAAATTCCAATCTCTTCGATATCTCCTATTGCTTCAGTTTCCAATATGGTAAAATCTGTTGTTATTTCTCCTGTTCCTGCTACTATCTGACTAACTATAGGAGTTCTAAAAATTTCATTACCCAACTTGGTATCAGTAAGGGAAACAGGAATGTTAGAAGTACCCAAAGCAAGATATTTAATCTCTAAATCTGAATTTTCACCCTTAAGTGTTTTCACTAATTGGTCTAACACTGTATTCATCACTCTATTATGAATTACTTGTGTTGTTGATTTACCAGTATTTATATCTTTAGTTTCAATTATAAAAGTGCCTTCCCATTGCATTAGTTCCATAATATCCCTCCTAATCTTTTATTTTCGCAATTGTCGGTGTACCATTAGGATAGAGTGTATCGGATGGATACAGTGTTTCAGATGGATATAATAGATTGAATAGAATGACCTCAATTTCACCTAAATATTTTTCTGATTCACTGATGTTTTTTATCAGTATAATTACTTCATCTTCGGATATAGTAAAGTCTCTATTATCCCTGATAATTTCCTTGAAAAATTGCTCCCACCCACCTATTGAAGCACCATCCAAAACTGTTACTTGATACTCTATGCTGCCACCATCCCAAGCAGACATATTTACAGATTCAATTAAAAAACTGTCATTTACACCAAATAGGGGTTTGTTAACAGTTAACAATTGCCCAGCTTCTAACCCCGCTACGGTGGTTGTAAAGTTTATAGTATCGGAGATTTCCCCGTATTTTTGAATTAACCCCTGACCATATTGTACAGCTTGATTTGTACTTTTGATGGTTTGCTCGTTTGACATGCTTTCATATATTCCACTTGTCCCTGTTTCTTTATCTCTCCTATCATCAATCCCTGAATTATTATCAAGCATTAGCAGTAGGTTTCTTAATCCTATATATGTGATTTCCAACACATCTGTAGCTATCAACGGAGTTTCTGAATGGTCTTGTGTTATCGTGTTACTATTATAAGAAAAATACCACTTCTTTCCTGTGTCAAGCCCATTCACACCTATATCTGAATCTGCTACTTGAGTACTATTGATGAATATAAAAGGCTTTTTCGCTAAAGGAAACCTTAATATGAAGTTTTGACTCTGTCCATCGGGTTTAGGTGAAGGTTTTTCTAATGTTTGTACTGCTGTTTCTCCCTGTGAACCTCTCACATATTGTCTATTTCTATAGTCGCCCATGGTGGAGTTTTGTTCAAAACTCTTATGAGGTATAGTATTACTAAGAACAAACGGAGAAGTGTTAGTTTCACGACTAAAGAAGTTCAATTTTCTGTCATTGTCAATTTTCCAATTGAAGCCTGTAAGGTCTTTTAATTGGTCTAAAGCTTCCGAACATTTTATATAGTTAAATATAGCCTTGGAAATTAAAGCACCATCTTGTATATCCCCCTCTGTAACTCCCTCTTCAGCTAATATAGGAAGAATAAGAGTTCTTACAATTTCTCCGGCATATTCATTTTCGACTGCTCCTACAACAATTCTTTTGTCAGCCAAAGCAGAATTATCAACTGCTTGGACATCATAATATAATGTGTTTGGCATTGCTTCATATTTCCGTACAGAATAAACAATACCAGCAAATAACTTGCTGGTATCATCATACATTTCAACACTTGCACCTTCGTATATGCTTTCAAGTCCTTGTAAATCAATTACAGTCATATTCATCGTTGTACGCTGGTTTAATCGGCTTGAAGCATTCCAGTTAGGGTCAATTATAACTGTTTGTCCATTAATTTTGAATTGTCTCATTATTATACCCCCACCCCTAACGCTTTAAGTCTTTGCACAAGCCTATTGCCAAAGATATCAATATCCCTATCAGTCATAATGGTGGGGTTATTAATCTGTATTACAATTTCTCCTGCTCCTGCCTTATCCAATGGTGTTACCCTTGCCCCTTTTGGCAAATCCAATATTTCCGGTGCTTCCTCTCCAACAATAACACGGCCTGATTGCTTAATTGTTCCACCTTCAGCCAACATAGGGATTTCAGGGACGGATGGGAATCCAATACTTCCGCCACCTACAACACCAACCAATGGTATATCTACAGATGGAATATTGATTTTTATACTGTTGATTTTACGGATAAAGAAGTTAATGCCTGATATCACGCTATTGATTGCATTTTTGATGGAATCTTTAATTCCATTAACAATACCTGAAACAATATTTCCAATTGCTTCAAAGACCTTGGAAAATGCATCTTTGATTAGATTAAGACCTAGACTAATAGTAGATGTCATATAATCAATATAATTACTTATTATTGATTTGATACCGTCCCATACGGTACTTACAGTGGTTTTAATGGCCTCCCAAGCTCCTGACCAATCACCTTGTAAAAGTGAAGTAAATACCTTAAAGATACCTGAAACAAGGTCAATTGCTGTCTTAATTACACTCACGATTACATTCCATGCAGTTTTAATAACGTTTTGAATGTCTTGCCCATACTTATTCCAGATGGTTGTTAAAATATTTATTGCTGTAGTTATGGTAGTTTTAATGTACTCAAAAGCCGTGAAAAACAGTTGTTTTATGCTGTTTACAGTGCTTTGGTTGTCTGTAAGCCACTGTTTTACATTATTGATAACTTGCCCAATAACTGCAATGAAACTCTGAAGTACTAAACCTACAGCAGCAAATACACTCTGGAAAAATGCTTGTATTTGTGGTAAATATGGCTGCACCCAGTCCCATATGGACTTAAAAGCTGGTAGAAGATAGTTACTGAATATATCTCCGGTAGTTTTGACAACTACACCTATTGCATCAAATACAGTACCCGCAACCGATTGAATTGTTGGCATGTTTGCCAGTACCCAATCACAAAATGATTGTATGATAGGAAGTGCTTCAGCACCTATTTTAGTAGCCATCATACCAAAACTGTTTTTTAATGTCTCTAAAGTATCTCCAAAGCCTTCCCCCGCTGCAACTGCATCATTGGACATTACCAATCCCAAATCAACTGCTTTTTGCTTTAAAGCATCAATACCTGTGCTACCTTCGTTTAACAACGGTGTTAAATCTGCATATGATTTACCGAAAATCTGATTTGCAAGTGCATTTCTCTGTGTTTCATCCTTCATATCAGCTAATTTTGCAATAACCGCATTGAATGCATCGCTGGAATTGCCAATACTATTGACATCAACACCCAGTTTCTTATAAGCTTCGGATAAGCCTTTATTGCCGTCCTTAGCCTTAGCAAAGGCGGTTTGTTGTTTAATCATAGCTTTTTCTAAGCCTTCAACACTCATTCCGCTCATTTCAGCAGCATAACTTAGTTTTTGGAAATCTTCAGCTGTGCTTCCTGTCCTATCTGCCATATCCTTGATATTACTGGCTGTATCTGCTGCTTTTGTTGCTAACCCAAACAATGCTGTAGCTCCTGCGGCTACTCCTGTTGCTATTCCTGCACCGACTTTAGCTGCTGTACCTATCATACTTTTTAATTTTGATGAAGTATTTTCCGCTTGATTGTTTGTGTTTTGAAGTTGCTGGTCTGCTTGTTCGTTTTGAATAAATATAGAACCAAAAATACGAAAAAGTTCCATACCTTCACCCCCTATTCTTTAATCACTGTATATGGTTTATTTTTAAGGCTTTCCGCCATCTTTTCTAATTCTTGTTTCTCATCAATAGATATCTTTTCAATCTGTTGATTTGTCTTTGGTTTTTTAAGCTTCTTAATATAGTCATCAAATGACATGAATTTTTGTCCTGCTGATACGGATATCTGATACTCTATAAGCCACTTTTCCCATGCTGATTTTTCCAAATCTATCTCAAAAGTTTCCTCTAAAAGCTTTGTTAATACTTTGGGTGACTGTCTTTTGATGTACTCCCATGGATAATGTTTATAGAGTAGATTTATAGCTCTTGCCGCCCCTACTGAACGGCAAGTTTGAAAAAAACCAACAATTCAGGGTCTTTTCCCAGTTCTTTAAGTGTTGCGATTAACTCACTAAATGGTAGTTTGTAAGCTTCCTCAAGGGTAATGTCTTTGATTATAGATATTGCTGTAAAGAATTCTTTCTTTACCTTTCCAGAGTTCTTTGCAACGTGCATTATTACAGCATTTCCTAAAGCATTTGCATCTTTATCTTTATTGCCCTCAATAAATTTCTGAAGGTCTAGTTTTTCGAATATGTCTACCACATAGGGTAGAAGGTCAAAAATCTTTTCGCTTGTCATTGTCTTCCCTCCAATTTAAAAATAAAGGGACTATCAATTTTGATAATCCCTGTTCGAACCAATAGTATTGATTTTTAAGCATACAACCTGATTTCATAGGGCACTGTTTCCAATGCTTCAGGGTCATAGCATCCTTCATAAGTTACTTCTGTTGCAATTTCTTCCTTATTTTCAAATGCAAGTTCTAAATTGCCGTTTCCAAGTGCATTTTCAACAATTATAACTATTTGTTTTCCGTCTGCTCTTTTGCCTACGAAAGCAACGTTTGTTATGAAATCTGTATCTGCTACTTCTACACCTTCAGTTAGTTTTGTATATTCTGTTTCTGTTGTTGATATCATTCCGTAAAATTTTGCAAGATTATCGGATGATAATTCAAGTGCATTGATGGTCAATTTAGGAACTACAGATACTTTTCGTACCTCGCCCTTGACTGTGCCATAAGTTCCATCACGTTCAATTGGTTTATATTCTCTTTCAACTGTGAAAGTGCCGCCGCCTTTTGTTGCACCGACTAAAGTTTCGTTTGTTTCACCATAGTTAAAATAGAATAAGCCATTGCCAAGCCATATAGGTTTATTTGTCATGATTTTTTTCCTCCATTTCTTAAATTACGAATATGTTAAATCCTAGTCGTTTTCTTTTGATTGTCTGGTCATTTGGGTTGTCCACTATCGTTTGTATGTCCTCCAAAACAAGGTTTACACAAGCTGATTCGTTGTTGTGTAAGCTTAAATCTAAAGCCTGTAAACTGTCAACTAAAGCCTCCAAAGCTGTGATACTGGTATCATAGACATCCACCGTCAATTGCCCTGAATAAGTCCCATTGTTATTGCTATACAGTACTGGTATGCCATATACTACAATAGGAAATGACACTGTATTGGAAGCTAACTCGAAGTAAACATTAGTTGTATAGCTTTTCAAAGCTGTCTGTATCAATTCTTTTAATTTCCCGGTGTTCATTTGTCGTTAGTCCTCCTTTTCCAGTTCTTTCAAAGCTTCCTGTATTAACTCTTGGATTGTAGGTACAAGTTCCAGTATTTTATTCGTAAAAAAGTTGTTTGCTTTATTGCCCAGGGTGCCTAAAATCAAGG